AGTAGAAGTAAAAGCAGATATAGTCCCACCATCTATACTATCGCCACTAATCTGATTATTTGCTAATGTAAATGTTCCACCAGAAACATCTAAAGTTTTTCCACTCCCTACTGTAATATTTGTACCATCAATAGCACCACTATCAATATCAACATTGGTCATATTACCATTGTTAAAATCAATATTCCCAGAAGCATCTGCTGTTACAGCTTTTGAAGCTTGAGCAGTGCCTAAAGTTGTAATATCTAAATAATTTAACTCTGCTGAAGTAGAGGTTACTCCAGTAAGAATATTAACCTCAGAAGTAGAGACTGTTAATCCATCTAATACTTCTAATTCTGCTTCACTTATTTCAGCACTACCTATTGTGATATTCCCTGTGAACGTAGGATTCGCAATAGGGGCTTTAGCATCTATTTGTGTTTGTATTGCAGATGTCACTCCATCTACATAGTTTAATTCTGCTGTAGAAAGAGTTGCACCATCTAAAATGTTTATCTCCCCACCATCGGCAGTCACTAAGGTTGTGCCGAGTTTTAATCCTTTTGAAGAACCATTATGAGAATTAATTTGTATAATCTCATTGGTTGAATCTATTGTAAATACATCTCCACCGTCACTTGCTTTTCTTATAAGTAGGGCTTCTGTCGCAGTAGCCTCAACTATAAATCCACCTTCTACTTTTTGGTCATAAACATAAGAAGACGACCCCTCAACGGTTAAATCTCCTTCAATAACTAAATCACCAGTAATCCGCCCACCAGCTTCAACTGTTCCGAGTTTTTCTATTAAGCCTCCTGATAACATCTTATGCCACAATCAATCTGACGGTTGCATCTGTCCCGCCTTTTCTTTGTAATTGAAAATATACACTATCACCCATTCCTTGAGGTACTCTTAAAATATAAATATCTGAACCTCCAAGTAAGAATAAGCTATTTGATGTACTTATATTATCAGAGGTTGATGTATTCCAACTAAAATATATATCATTATTTGATTGAATATATACATGGGAATAATCTTTCCCTATTGCTGTATTGACCGTTGTTGAGGATGCAGTTACTGCTGTTTGTTGGTCGAATTGTGCGGATGTCTCAGTGTTTAATGCTTCAACAACTGAGTGTTTTACTTCTTTTTTTGCCATCTTGTTACTCCCAATAGCTTACCGAGCAGGGCTTTCTCATAGCTATCTCGCTTTTTATGTTTTTAATTATAATCTTCCGAAAACTCTTCCCTTAGTTTGGAATCCGAAAGTCCATTCATATGAACCATTGGTGCAGACATTAGTCTTCTTACCTTATCATTTTTACATTTAGGGCATTCTACAATCATATCTGAAGTAATAATTTCTTCAAATTTATTCTCGCAGGGTTTACACCAATAATCAAATCTTTTCATTTTTTCTTTGCTTTAGAAACTTTGCTTTTAGGTTTACTCTTTGTGTTACCATTTTCATCACATTCAACAAAGCCTTCTTTTTTATAAATCTTTATTTGTTCTTCTGAAGGAGATTTTTTACCAATAATCTTACCTTCTTTATTTTTATAATATATCATTTTTACTCCTATGAGTGGGCGGCTAATAAAATAACCGCCCATCTTAGATTAACTATTCTGATTAAGGATTAGTAAAGTTTACAACTCCACATGAAGTAGAACTTGCACCATGACTTAATGTTGACCCAAAAAGCACATCAGCTACGACAGATGTTGCTAGATAGTCAATATCATAAGAGCTTTGAACTCTTGGTTGCATTTGCATTGCAAAATATATAGCTTCACGTTTAAATATAGAAGCTGTCTCATCTCCTGTACCGCCATCATCATCCCAATCATTACTAACTATTACTGGCATTCCATATACATCACCAACTTTTCCCTTAACCTGACCAGCTTCGTCACCTCTTTTGTCGAAGTGTACAAATTCGTCAAGACCTAGTAGGTAGGAATAAACTTCAGGTGAAGCATATAACCAAGTGTTACCGTCAGTGTAATCATGTCCAGCATCAAGCAGTTTAACCAAACCACTACGCAATAAAGCAGCAGTTAGTTGATTATCTGTTGATAGAGCAGTATCATTACCAGTTGCAGCTTGTATTACACTTACTGCCAAATAATTTTCTACTTTCTTTGCAATAGCATAACCCATTGAGCGAGTATACATATTGAAAAGGTCAGCAGATTCTTGAACCATTACGATATCTTCAATTCTTTTAGCTTCGTAATGATGTTGGTCAATACTTAGGTCAATTTTACCATCAGTATTTGCGGAATAAGTTACAGCAGTGTCAGCAGACTTTGCAGCGGCTGTTTCTTCTGTTACTTTTGGAATATGCAGTGTATCACCACCCCCAGCAACCATGCTAGAGAAATCGGATACTTTATCACGCAAGCTAAAAGCTCTTTCAGCGTAATCTAAAATTGCACTAGACCACAGTTCAGGAATAAAATTCGCACCTGTGGTTACTGTTACATTAGCCATTTAATGACTCCTATTATCTTTTATAAGAATCTAATATGCTAGACCAATTTTTTCTTTTATCATTGATATCCATTGACTTCCAAGCTTCCTTGCTAATTTTTGTATCAACAGTTCCTGCATTATCAGGTGGGTTTACTTTACTTGACAACTCTTCAACAACATTTAGTAGGTCTGTTGTATTAAGATTCTTGAATTTTTCTTGTTTCTGTTCAGGAAGTTTATTTAAAGCTTCTGCTCTAATTTTTCCATCTAAATTATCGTACTTTTCTTTGAAAGGTGTTAACGATTCTACTTCTTTTTGAAGCTGAACATTTAACTCTTGCCATTTCTCCTGTTCGACTAATTTAGCTTTCTTCACTTCCTCTTGTTTAAGTTCATAAGATTTAATTTCTTCACGAAGAGTATTTCTCTCTTCAATAACTTCATTTAATCTTGAACGTGGTATAGCATTTAATTCGGGTTTTGTCCCTTCTTCCGTTTTTACGTCTGTTTCGACTGTATTTTCAACTATTTTATCTTCTGACATTTTGACCTCTTGAGTGAGTTGATGATTAGCAAGTAAATACTTGCATTAAAAGTATAATATAATGTACATTATAAACAATTATAATGCAAGAAAAAAAATACGACTTTAAGAGAAAGTGGTTTGAATATCTTGGATATACTCCTCATCATGGGCAATTAGCACTTCATTACCCTAAAAAAGAGGATGCCAGATTTCATGTTATGGTATGTGGCAGAAGATTTGGTAAAACTTGGGCAAGTGCAATGGAAGCTACATTCATGGCATCTCAACCAAATAAACGCATTTGGGTTGTTGGGATGTCTTATAAGAAAGCTAGACTTATTTTTCGTGAAATATGGCAAAGAATGGTTGTAGGTCATAGTGATGATATAGAAAAAGCTTCTGAAAAAGATATGTATATACGTTTTAAGTGGGGGACTACCGTTGAGGGGATGTCTGCTGACAATCCAGATTCTCTTGTCGGGGAAGGTTTAGATTTTTTAGTTATAGATGAGGTAGCTAAAATGAATAAACGAATATGGGATATGTACCTTTCACCAACAGTAGCTGGTAGGAAAGGTAAAGTAATTTTTATCACAACACCTGAAGGAAGAAATTGGATTTATGACTTATACAAACTTGGACAAAGTGATAATGAATGGGAAAGTCATTCTGCTCCTTCTTGGATTAATCAGCATGAATTTCCATTGGGGCTTGATGACCCAGCTATTATTGAACGTAAAAGAAATATGTCTAAAGAACTTTTTGGTCAAGAATTTGGTGCTGAGTTTTCAGTATTTCAAGGTAAGGTTTGGGATTTTGACAGGGACTTGGATGTGGGCGATTTTCCCTATGATGCGAATTTGCCTACTTATTGCTCGATAGACTTTGGATTTAGAATGCCAGCAGTAATGTTTATGCAAACTGAATGGATAGATGACATTGAACATATTAGAGTATTTGATTCAATATTACACAAAGAGAATATTAAGACTGAAGATTTAATAAAAATGATAAAAATAAAAGGATACCCTATAACTTCTTACTATGGCGACCCTGCTGGTTCTAGCGTTCAAGGGCAATCAGGAGCTGGAGATATGGAGATATTCCGAAGAAGTGGTATTCGTGTGCTTTGTATGAGAGATAAACTAAGTCGTAATATTACTTCTAGTGTATCTTATGCTAGAGGATTCTTTTCTAGTGCAGATGGCTCAAGAAGAATCCATGTAGATAAAAAATGTACAGACGTTATACAAGATTTTGAAGAATACCGCTATCCAGAAAATCAAGATGGCAAACCAATTAAAGAAGAACCAATTAAAGATGGTTATCACGACCACGGAAATGATGCTTTTAGATATTTTATTACTAATCGCTTCCCAATGAAAAACAAAACAATGAAAAGGATTCAAAGATGATTGAACAGATGATTAGAGATAAGTTAACAGAAGTAAAACTGTTAGACTCTCAATTAAGAAGAGAAGAGATAAGAAAATTTTTAGATTATTACTCAGGCACATCTATAGACCAGTATATTAAACCATATTTTTCTGGTGATGCTTTTTCAGAGATTCCTCCCTCTGTTACTAATTTTACTAGGAAATTTATTAATAAAATAAGTCGAATTTATACACTAGGTGCAAAAAGAACAGTAGGTAACCAAACAGACCTATATGAAACTCTTACTCCTACTAAAGATGTTCGTATGAAACATTCTGAAAGAATGACGAGATTAATTGGCACAATTGCTAATAGAGTATTTTGGAATAATGACCATTTTGATTATAGACCAATTTACTATTTT